CCGGATTTAAGCGGCCTGTCTTCCGCGTCGAGATAAGTACCCTTATCGTGCGTGTGTTCTTTAACTTCTTTACCAGCAACAACAAGAGACGATGAACCCGTTACGGTCGGTGCTGTTACGCTAACAGGACTTGACGCTGAACCGTCGGGATTGATTATAAACCCGTTAATGTCCACAGTGCCGTCAACCGCTACGGTTTTAGTGTACGCACCGTTCGTTTCAGTTAACGAGCCGTCAGGGTTTACCGTCGATGTGTAATTCTCGTTAGTCGTTTCGATTGTACCGTCGTTTTTAAGCCACACGTAATGTGTACCAGCTTTGTTACGCCAGCGTATACCGTCGTTCGCATGATTAACTATTACGTTGGGTTGCGAGCGTAAGCCCGGTACGAACATAGCGTCTTGTAAATCGTGAAAACGTAAAATAGGGTTATTAGCTACACCGCCTGTCGTTTTCCAACCGTCTATACAACGTTGTGAGAAATATATGACACCTTCACTACCGACGTCGATTTGATGTTCTTGGAAATACTCAGTACCACCTATAAACGCCACGGGTACTTCTATCAGTGGCGAGGGTGTGAATAATTCACCATTCACGTCGATACGTTGCACACCGATTTGTATTTGGGCGTGTTGAGTCAGCGGGTCAAATGCTAGCACATGACCTGTTATAGATGTCGCGACGGATTTCATCAGCTCACGGTGTGAACGCTTGAAAAGTTCCGTTAAAGTTGCTTTATTACTCATATGTTCACAGTATAACACTCACACGCTGATAATTTAAAATTTATTTACGTTTAGGTGTTGACAGGTTCGTCACTATAGGTAATACTGTGTTCAGACCTCACCCGCTACCCATTAGAACAGCGCCCTGCGTGAGGTCAAACATTAAGATGTGAATATCGAATCGTAACTGAGGAGGTGGTCAATATCTCGGGGCTATGACCGATAGATTAGCGAGACTTAACGACTGTTGAGATAATAGACGGTAGGTCGATTTAGAATGTAACGGGTTAACAGTGGATACGCTTGCAAGCTGTTCTTTTAAAGTCACCCGCGCTGACAAACCGCTGTTAACACCGATACATTCCGTATCAATCAAGTTAGAACCTTTTAACCCCGTTTCGCGACGGGGTGTTTTTAGAATGTAACGGTGTGTAATGACCATCGGCGTAGGATGACCCGCAAGCCCGTAAATCGATAAGAGTCATATATCATTACACAGCCGATGCACTCTACCGTATACGTAAACCGTACAGTTTATTCGACCAATCATCGCCCCACGTATCGCCGCTGTATTCAATCTTAATAATCTTATGTTCACCCTGCCCCGCTGTTTCAGGGATGTCACGAAAATACAGGTTACTAAAATTAAACGTTGCTAAGTCTGACTCAATGCTGAACTTACCACCGATACGGAACTTAGGGTTTAATCGTGTCGTTACGTCCACACCGACGTCGGAAATCTCGGGTATACCTTCCATCCCTGTAAACTGCGATATGACATTCACAACACCTTGGCGGGCGTAACCTTGTCTAACAACAACCAGTTTGTCATTTTCGATAACGTAATCAAACTTGTGGGTTTGTGCCAGCTCGTCGAGATATACACGCGGATCACCTTGTAGCGTATAGCCGTACGGGTACGGGTCGACGTCTGCAAACTGCGTATCGTCGATTACGATCGGATAACCCAACGCTTTACCGCACGCACGTATAATGTTTATCAGTTTCGTATCAACACCTAACGTTTGATTAATTTGTGGTTGTTGCTCGGTTACTTTACCACCTCGACAAATCAAGCGTGTAATTGTGTTAGGTCCTCTACGTTCGGGAAATACGTTGCGTACTGTGCCACTAAATATAGTGTCGATTGAATCCACATAACCCGCTCTGAAAACGATACTCTTACCGCGCTTTAACGCTTTGGTTATCGTATCAGTAGACAGGTTGTATATAGCTATGTCGGCGTAACTAGTAAACCCGCCGAAGTCGTGAAGTATTTGAAACGTGCATTTAAACTGGCGACCAGCGACAGCTTCGATAAGCACCTCGCCGTCTACTTCAAGCGACCAGCGTCTATCGTTATAGTTACTCATCCCACACCAACTTATTATCCACGCCTAGATTATCGAGCGTAACGTCCTCACCGATAAAATATAGTTTACCAATATCCGCTTCGTAGTTTTCAAGTATGTTAGCGCCTGGTTCGAGCATCGCACCCGCTACGAGCAATACACCCTCGCTACGAATGTCAACAGACCAAGCGGGCCCAGCAAGCGTAATATAATTTAAAGTAAACTCTAAGAAGTTATCACCCAATTGAATGTCAAACGTGTAATGAGCGTTAGCCGCACCCTTACGTAACGGTAATGTGATCATTCGAATAAATCTCCTATCGTAGATATTACCGAAGCGCTTGACACGTTACCCGTAACCTCACCTAAATTCACAGTTGCTACGGCTTGAGAATAGCTCGGGTCGTTCGGGTTGAGTTGTGATAGCGACGCACCGTTTTTACTAAGTGTTGTTTCGAGCGTTGGGTATTCTTGCAAGTCCGCTTCGAATATCAGCGCGTTTTCGTTACTTGTATCTTTCGTGCGACGAATGCGACCGATAACCATATTTTTCAACTGTATGTCACCCGCGTCGATGTCAAACGGCTCACCACTAACCATGAGTGTGATCAAGAAGTCAAGCGTTGAACTCGCGCGTGTTTCACTACTACCAGCTAGAAAGCCAGCGGATAGACCCGCAACGGTTGACAGTATATTACCCACGTCGTTGCTTAACGCACCGACAAAATCCGTCACACTTGCGTTAAGTGGGTTATTACTCACCGCGCCGACAAGCGACCATTTGAACGGTTTGATTACGCGATGGTCTACCGCTCTCGCGCCTAACTCAATCGTGTAACCTGTTAATTCGACTTCAGCCTCGAACGTATCCTCAAGTACCGCGTCGAACTCGTAACCCGCCAGCGTTGGCGCTTTAGGTGTGAATATATTAATTAATGCCACGTTAGCCCCCTGTGCTAGACGATAAGTCGTCAATAGCTGTTTGTGCCATACCATCGACAACAGATATAACTTTACGGTCTATCATAGCACCGTCTAACATTATCGGTATCTCAATCGTTTGGCGTTGTGGAATTTGACGCGCTTGTGGTTGCGTTACAGACTCGATACCTTCTCTACGTCGCTCAGAGAATCCAGACTCCGACAGGCTACGTACCGGCGCAGAGTCGTTACCGAAATAACCCGCTTCGACTTGTTTCTGATACGTGTCGGTGAAACCACCCGCTTTCGCTTCGGCGTCGAGTGCCGCTTGTGCCTCTTCGTTGCCGAACATCGCTAACGTTTGAGCAATGCCACGCCCTAAGTCTAGTTTATAATCTTCTGGTAACTTGTCGCTTATTATCGTTCCAATACCGTAACCAGCAGCAGCCGCAGCACCTACACCCGTAACAGCCGCAGCACCACTCGCAACACTTGCTAAACCTGTGCCGATTGCTGGGATATAACGAGCTAGAAGTGCTAGTGTATTTAGCGCACCTGTACCAGCGACAAGTGCTGAAAATCCCGCGAACGTTACAGCGTTGGAGTTCACAAGGTCTTTGTTAACACCTATCCAGTTGTTGATACCGTCTATTGCACTATTAACAACGGGTAGAAACTGATCGCTTACTGAGTCCGTAGCGCTCCCGATGTTTTGTCCAAACTCGACCCACTGTCGATTGAACTCAGCAGCCGCTTCGGTTGACGACTCTGTAACGGGGCGTATCGTACGGAAACGCTCGACAAGCTGATCAACACCTTCTCGCCCTTTACTCAATAAGCGTATACTCGCTTCGTCAAGTCCTAGCGCTTCAGCGGCGTTAATACGTTGTTGTGTGGTCATCGTAGAGAATGAGTCGGCTAGTGCAAGATAAGCGTCTGTAGCGTTCTCAGCGTTTGATATAACACTTGGGTCAATACCAGCCTTTGCAGCGGGTGCGAAAAATCCCACATCGCCGACAAGTATACGAGCGCGTACACGCTCAAGGTTTTCGAGTTGCGACATGAACCCTTCGAGCGAACCCTGCTCAGTTGCGAGCGCGTTACCGAAGGCCATTACGTCGTTAGGAAGTACACCGAATGTTTCGGCGAATTTGCCAAGCATATCGCGTGATGATGCGAAGTCAGCTGTTAGCGCTTTTAAACCGAAACCACCTGCAACGACTGAACCGAGCTGTAACGCTTTGGATTTCACAGAGTCGATTGAACCCTCGAACTCCCTTGCGCCTTTCTGGTCTACGTCAAAACCGAGGCCGACTAGTAAACTACTTATAACTTTAGCCATTATTAGCCGCCTCTATGATTTGGTCTAATGTGATATTAAATCGCATTATATCAGTAATTGAATAT